ATTAGCATCCATCACTAACCGAATGCCGTAACCATAGTCATGTTTGTAATGTTCCGCAAGAAATCTTTCGCGTGTTACATAACCAACTAGAGTGAACTTACTATCGACATGGGGTAGTTGTTTATCACCAAAGAATTGCACCAACACTGCAATGTCAGATACAAATAATTCTGGTGCATTAAATATTAATTGCGGGAGCGTGGAAGTTTTGACTTGTATATTTTTTCCCAGTGGTGTAGATAAGTCATGTCCGTTGTCACCGCTCGGCGAAATCGTTCTGTCCACTTGTAGCCCAAGTCCTTTGCCACACGCCATCTCACCCAACTGACCCATAAGATTAACCGAATACGACGAGTTGTTGCGATCAAACTTTTTATCGGTGACTTCATATTGTTTCTTATTCTCTCTGACTAGATGGATGAAACGAATGCCATCCAAGATTTCATCTAGGGTTAATTCAATATCTACTGCCATTGTCTCATTGTCCTTGCTCTTGCTAACTCGGCAGGTGAGTTATACAAAGTCATGTGGCTTGCCTCCGCTGACAGCGAGACATAACTCTCTGCTGTTGGGTCAGCCTTACCATGTCGGTTCTTCACTACGGCAACGCGGTAAGCGTTTGCCTGTCCGTCTAGTGCAACACTAAGAACCAACTCTGGTAAAGCTGCAACCTTACCCATTAACGCTTTACGCGGAGCAGGATAGTTAGGCTTTGACATCTTCTCGTTCTCGGATACGTGATGTAGAACGATAAAGGCTGACTCGTATTCACGAGCCATGTAGTGGAAGGCTGACATCGCATCACGTAATGCAGTCCATTCATTGTCGCTTGTTGAAGCGACATTCATTAAGTTGTCTACAAAGATTGCTTGTGGTGCAGAGCCGTGCAGTTCTATCCAAGCTTCTATTTCTTCTTCGATATCTTGTAACGAAGGCGACGGATCAAAGTTGAATCGAACATGCCCTGCACCATCAGCGAGTGCATCTTCCAAAAGGACTGATGCATCAGAGTCCATCATCCTCTCAACCTGTGCGACTTCTTTCTCCATAAGGATTGCCCCTGCACGAGTGGCTATTGTTCGGGAGTCAGAGTCAGCTGAGAAGTAGAGTGACGGAATCTTAGATTGAATTGCGTACCACAGTGCAAGCAGTGTCTTACCACCACCAGGTTGTGCTGCTATCAAGTGCAACTGCGCTTGACGAAACACAACTTGTGACTGAGTAAGTTGAGGCAGAATCTCTGGGAGCATATGCCCAGCAGGAGATTCAACCCCCACTACTTGCAACAGTGAACGCATGTTACTTAGCCCAGATAGTTTCTGCTTCTACTGCACCAGGTGTGAAAGGCTTCGGTCCCTTAGCTGGGTCGAACCAACCAACGTAAGCCTTACCAGCCTTGGAAGTACCCTTCTTCTTTGCATACTTTCCACGACCGTCTGGTAATGCTGGTGCATCTGGATGTCCATATGTCCATTCATTACCGTAGCGATCCATGATTACTTCAATTGCTTGAGGTGTTGTTCCTGTTGCAACTGGAGTTGGATTGAGTCCAGCATCTTGTAGCACTTGAACTGCTGCAGGTGTTGCAGCAAATGCTCCACCTGATGCACCGCCTGAGCGGTTGTTCAGTGATTGTTGTAGTTCAGTAGCAGAAGCAATTGCTTCAACTGCTGCGGTTAGGTTAGCTCTAAATTCAGAGACACTATTACCTCGGACGGTGAATAGGTCAGTTGAATTTAACTTACCTGTATACGAGAACATAGATTCAGTCATCTAGTTCATCTCCTTTTCTTTTTCCCTGGATTTGTAATGGGAAATCTTTGCCTCCCATTGCAGGACATTGTGCCGTAAAACTGCACATCCTGCAGGAGTCACCAACTGATGGAGGAAACCAACCCTCCCAAACGGCAGCATTCATCGCGCCAAATACGTAATCAAAATATTCCATTGTCAGATGTGACAAGTCAATCAATTCATCGAGCTCGCCTTTGCGAGTCATGAAGAAGGCTCCCCACTTAGGGCGGACACCATAGATGCGTTCAATACCAGAGGCATAGAGACCTGCTTGGATTGCACCGAACGGAGTCCTAGAACCTGTCTTGTAGTCAACGATAACGAGGTCTTCCCCTACCTTGTATATCGCATCAACTACCATGCGTACTGGTGTACCCCCGAAGTGTACATCAGCAGCCCATTCAATTCCAGGACGTCCGTCGGGCATTGTTGCGATCTGCCAACCAGATTGCTTGTACCAGTTATGGTACGACTCAACCTGCTTGAGCCCATCGCTCTGCCAAAAGGGCAGATCTTCCCCATCAGGACGTAAGGTGGTCTTACGTCCTGCCGTCTTCCACTCCGTAGAGGGAATGCCAGTCTTTTGTTCTGTCTCCAGAACAGCGTCATTAAATACCTCTAACCATTTAGAAGTCAAATCGATAGTCATCGGGGTTCCAATCTGGGTGATCTACTGGGGTTGGTGCTGTCATTGGTGAGCCACACTGGGCGCAGAAGGAATCTAAGAACCACATAACCAGCTCGTAGTCTGAGAAGATTGCTCTGATTACTTGGATGTTAGAACCGCAGTTGATGCACTCATTGCTGGGTACACCACGTTGGTCAATCCCCTGTGGACTGTTGTCGGTAGAGCTCATGGTTTAACCACTCCAACATTGTATGGACGGCGGAACCAGCAGCAAGATAGACTGCTGGCTTTTCTGGAACCATGGCTACCTTACTCAGATAATATTTCTGAGGGCAGGACTGCCACGTAGACAGCTGACTAAAGGATCTATGAGGAGGAAGTTCATTCATACTATAAGAATACCAGTCGTGACCAACATTACTTGGTAACGACACGCCTTTCTTTTTTACCAGTAACTGATAGGGTTGAGGGGTGGTGGGAGGGAAAGGCTTGCCTGATGGCAAGCCGTGGGAAATAAAAAAAGAGGGGGACAATTAAGTCCCCCTCCTCTTCTATCTCCTACCATTCTGGTGGAGCAACTGCGAGCGCATCCAGCGTGGCTATATTGATGCACCCGACTGCTGGTATGTCATAGCGATGCTGCAACCCTTTGAGCAATTCCTGCAGGGGAGCATCTAGCCGATCATCACCAGCAACATTAAGAGCTACACGTACTTGTGTAACCAATGGCGATCTTTCTTCTGGTTGTACTAACGGTAAATATTTTTCAATCAACGAATCACTTCTTCTGTGTCGATTGTCTGTAACTGTAAGGTAACAATCCCGCCGAACCCAGATGCAAAAGTGGGTGGGGCTGTCTGCTCAAATTGGAGAGCGCGGATAACACAAATCCGTTCTTCGCCTGACGTGAAGTCTTGGTAGAGGACTGCTCCACCATTCTGCTCAATAGATTCAAGGTATTGGATTCGCTCCCATGGTTGTGATACTCGTGTGTTTCCATTGGAATCTCTCTCCTCCTCATAGCAAAGCAAAGGTATTGTGATTGTGCGTGAACGTAGCGGTGCTGGCAATGCACGGATCTGCCACTCTGTTAGTAGTGGTCCCTTAGTTGTATCAGATGTATCACGTGCAAAGTTAAATGTAATTTCAAATACGTCGGCAGGGTATACATAGCTTGCAAGTGTTGCCTCAGTGTTAGGACCAAATGGAATTGTTCCAGTTGTAAGAAGCTGGTCGGCATTGTCATCAACGTTAAACCCAAGTGTTCCACCAGAATCTGGGTCTGACTTAATACTCAGTGATACTGGTTGCTTCTTCTCTCCAGTACCCCAACGGATAAGACCAGACTTGAGGTATCCAGATGCAGCAAGCTGAGTGGCATGCTGCACCCATGTACCAGATGATGAAGTTATAAACTTTAATCCAGTTGTACCAACAAACGCTACACCGTTAGGCACGTTGCTATCTGTGACAAGGTCGGCAGCGTATGCGTATCCATTGTCAATTACTTGACCAAGGTTAAGACGCCATAATCCAGCAGAACCTGATACTAAGTTGGATCGTGTGCAGTACACATAGGTTTCATCTAAAGCAATGTCCTGGACATTACCTTCAACATTGAGTGGTCCATAGGTAAATGATTGACCATCCGTTCCAATAGTTCCAATACGTAATCCCTTTGTTGTTGCAAGGATGACATACTCGTTGAGATAGGTACGTATCTGGTTTAATGTTTCACCACGTGGTAGTTCTGCAATGATGGTTGGTCCAACAATATTTGCTGTTGGTGATGCTGGATTAATTGTATACATTTGCACACGTGATACAGCACCTTGTGTATAGCCAACAACAATTGCACTAGGAAGTTCTGATATTGAATTAAATACTATAGATGTATTGGAAAGCGTAAACCTTACATCACCAGTAGCCATGGTATTTGGTGGGGTGGTTGGAGTTCTTGTTAATTCATAAAGATGCATGTCGGCTGTATCGTGCATAACGCCAGCAACAATTCTATCTTTAACATAAGCAATAGATTGAACTGTTTGTGAAGTAACCCCAGCGTGTTTGTTATATAACTTAGTTACAGCCAGTGCTGTGCTTACCTGATAGATGCCATCATTAGCTCCAACTATTGCAAACGTTCCATCTGTTGTTAATGTTTGCGCTGTTGTTGATGTTCCTAGTGATGTAGATGTTGTTGATGTTCCATTATAGAATTTAACAGCACCACCAGAAATATAAAAAGTTCCACCAGATACAGTAGCAGGGCTACTTGCTGCAGATGTTGTTAGGTTTGTTGTTGCAGGTAAAAGCTTAAGCTCACCAAGAGTCCATGGGTCAATGTTGTTTGACTCATAGAATCTATACAGATCACTAGTTTCTGCGTCATAGTACTGCTCGCCCGCACCATGATGCCATGATGTAGCAGAACGTAGCCACCAGTTAGTCAATGATTGTTCACCAGTCAACGTTCCTTGGTCGATACGTTCCTTCTGATATGTCGTAGTGATACGACTGATGCGGTTGTTATCAGATGCAGCTGACAGCCATGGTGTATTACCAATAGCGTAACTTGCAGCAAAGTCTTCCCTGCCGTAACGCACCAACGCCGTAGGGACGTTGGTGCTGATAGCAATAGGTAGATCACCTTTGAGGTATTTGTTGGTCGTTGCCACGCTTTATCTCCTACTTCTTAGATGGGCAGTGCTGACAGCATTTAGATGTATCTTCTGCTGGGTATGCTTTCTTTACTGGCAGTGCAACAATCGCAGCCTTAACCTGATTAATAATCTTTGGTTGATTCATCCACCAAAACCATGGAGAAGTATCGGCAGCATCAATGGCATTAATAGAAATATGTAGATGCTTATTGTGAGGATTACTCCCAGTGTACCGTCTGTTTCCCAGCTTGGATTTTTCTTTAGACCAGATCTTGCCTTGGAAGATAAGGTATGAAACACGCTTGTCTTCCTTAAGCTTCTCAAATATTTCTGCACAATCAATGCCATTGTCTGGATCATGGGTAAGGTCTACTGCTAGCCCAGTATTGTGATCCGAATTCGGACTTTGTTTTACATGAGCAGCAGATGGTAGAAGACCATCGCTTGCTTTCTTCCGTTTCGGTTTTAACGCCGTCGCTTGACGGAGCACAGCAAGAGCAGCAGGTGTGGCTTTCTTGACTACAGGTTTCATTCATGGCTCTTTCCAGCTACTAATTCATACAGGCTGTCGACGCGTCGTTCCAACCTATCGAGTGCGTCACGCATCGAGCTGCCTGAATTTGGTTTCAATTCTGTGAGGTAGTGCTTTACTAACCAACGAACTGAGCCAGCAAAGCTGGCGACTATTGTGGTAACCGCTACTGCGATACCAGCCCATTCGTTGGTAGACATTATTCTGCTCCGCGTCCAAACTCTGTGGCAGATGGATCTAGCCACTTAAGAACTGGTCCGAGGAATCCTGTCAATGCTGCTGTTGCCAAGACCTTAAGGTCTGTCTGACCAGCAAGGTATAGTGCGATAGCAGATGCTGCTGCTGCACGGAACCAAGACAATGCTGCTGCTTGTACTTTTGCGTTCATGTTATCTCCTTTAGAGTGCTGCGATTTCATCAGCACTTAGACCAAGTGCTGCTAACTTTTCATGTGCTGCTTCTTTAGCTGCAGCTTTAGCTGCTGCTTCTGCTTCACGTTCTGCTTGTGCTGTTGCATAAGCAATGGCATCAAGTTCGCGCTGTTGAATTTCTTCGGGAGTTAAATCAACGTATTGTTGATTTCCTGTTGCTACATCTACGACTAGCTTTTGTGGTACGTCTGACATTATTATTCTCCTATGATGATTACGTGTGAAGCATCTGGGCAAGACCAGCTGCAGGTTGTTTCGTCGAATACCACAGCATCAGGGTGGCACTCTGGCTTAGGTGCAATAAACGCATCGCGTTCTGCATCATATGTGTATCCGATGCCAGCAAAGTTCTTACGGATGTTTCCATTATAAGAAGTCTTTACCCATGTTCCACCTAGTGAATTCATAAAGGCTTCGCCTTCATCTGGCTCGCTGTTACTACCAACGAGTACACGGAGAACAATGTTGTTCTCGTCAATCTCTGCCCAATGTGACATTTATATTCTCCTTTACGCCATTGGATATCTAATAATTACAACACCTGAACCACCTGATGCACCACGTCCACCACCAGCACCGCCTGATGATGCACCGCCACCGCCGCCAGTTGCTTTGATTCCAGGGGAACCAGGTTGCGCTGTTCCTAAAGCACCAGTGCCTCCACCACCATTACCACCTGTTGGTAGAGAACCAGCATTGCTTCCAGCCCCACCACCACCAGCAAACCAATAAGTTCCTGAAACATTTTGACCAGTAAGTGTTGCTAATCCCCAAGATGAGTAAGCAGATGAACCTGCTCCGCCGTTTCCGCCAGCGCTTCCAGTTCCATTTCCACCTGCTGCGGTAGCACCACCACCACCGCCTCCGCCATAAGCTGCACCTGAAGTAGAACCAGTTCCGCCATTGTTACCTTGACCAGATGTTCCAGTTCCAAAAGTTCCGCCAGCAGTAGGGTTCTGTCCAGCACCACCGCCTGAACCACCAGTGTTACCGCTTTCAACAGCAAGACCAGCGACATAATCAGTACCGCCAGCACCACCACCTACAGCAGCAGTCAAAGAACCAAACTGAGAATTACTTCCATTGGTTCCTTTATTCTCATATGTTCCTGTGCCACCTGCGCCAACGGTTACAGAATAACCTGTAGTAACCAAACTATTAGATGCAGCGTAAACCAAACCACCCGCACCACCGCCACCTCCGCCAGATGCACCTGCACCACCACCTGCAATAGTTAATACATCACAAGTAAGGGGTGTTTGCGGAACAAAATATCCAGAAGATAGAAAGGCGTGATACCAATAAGTTCCGTCGTTAGCAACGACGTTGCCACCTGTAGCTTTAGGTGCAACTGTAGGTGTAGTTCCTACTGCTGCTATACCGTATAAAGAAAAAGTTGAGTTGGCTTTGTATCCAGCAGGTGCATCTAAAGTAATAGATGTTATTGCTGCTGACTGTGACCATAAACCAGTAATCTGGTTTTGGTATCCTGTGGCTCCGTTGTTTTCTTGTACTTCCAATACAGAAAAAGTTTTACTGGAATTTGAAGTATAGTTAAAAATATAAATTTCACCAGCGTTTGGTATTACTGTTTGTGCTTGGATACTTCCAAGGTATCTAGGCAAGCTTCCAGAAGCTTGGCTGCCTCCATCTCCAATAGCATATATACCAGAAAAGTTTGCAGTGCTTCCGTTGAAAGCGATGTATGTTCCTTCTGTGGTATTACCCAGCCCAGAAAAAACAATCTTCAAATCGGTGTAACCAGTTTGAGGTATGTTGTCAAAAGTTACAGATACAGATTGCTGATTAAGTTCAATAGTTTCTAGTAGAACATGATTACTTGACATTATCTATCTCCCTTATTTTGCATATCTAACAATGACAATTCCAGAACCACCGTTACCAGCTTCCCAGTAATCGGTTCCACCGCCACCACCACCACCAGTAGATACAGCACCGCTAGTTCCATGAATAGGTGTAAACGTGCCAGTTCCTCCAACGTTATCCGCAGCGCCGTTACCACCACCGCCGAGTCCGCCAATACCGATAGCATCGCTGCCTGAGTAGGCAGCACCACCGCCACCTCCCGCGTAATAACCATTAATTCCAGTCTGAGTTACGGTAGCCCAAGTAGAATATGTATTGGTTCCAATGCCACCGTTACCAGCTTTAGTAGAAGTTCCAGCAGTACCTGCAGCACCTGCACCACCACCGCCACCTGAACCGTATTGAGGAGGAGCTTCTTCTCCACCACCACCGTTATTGCCCTGACCAACGGTTCCAGTTCCTACTGTTCCTGCGCCACTGATTGTTCCTGCGCCACCGCCTGAACCACCTGATGCACCGTTACGAACTCCTCCACCTCCACCACCAACAGCTGCTGTAAGTGAAGCAAATTGTGAATTTGAGCCGTTTGTTCCAGCGCCTGGGAAAGTAGTTCCACCACCGCCACCTGCTCCAACAGTTACTCCGTAGTTTGTCGCTACAAGTGATTGAGATGCAAAGTAAAGTAAGCCACCTGCTCCTCCACCGCCACCGCGACCGACACTGGTAGAACCAGTTGGGTTTCCACCACCAGCACCACCACCTGCAACAACAAGAATGTCTGCAGTTAATGATTGGTTAGGAGTGAAGGTAGATGAGAATGGAAATGCGTGATACCAGTGAGTTGAATCTTGTGATACATATCCACCAGTTGCTTTAGGTGAAGCTTCTGCAACCCAAGCTTTAATACCATACAGAGAAAATCTAGAACCTGTTAAAATGCTTGCAGTAGCCATTTGCAATGTAATAGTTGTAATTGCTTCTGGTGCTTTGCGCCATAAACCTGCTTGTACTTCTGTGCCAGTATATAATGCACTATTGCTTGTAGTTGCTCTGCCGTTGCGAATATGAACGTACTTATGGTACGTAGTGCTTGCATAATTCATAATTGAAACAATGCAATTTTTTGTTAAAGCATTCTCTGAAGATGAATTCCAATCAATATATAACGATGTACGATTAGATGAGCGCCCTGCAATTGCATTAGAAGCATTGCCATTCAAACTAGTCGTTGAATAATTTGAATTTGAATCTGAATTAAAACGTGCTAATAAATAATCTTCAGTTGTTGTTGAACCATATTGTCCAACTAAAACTAAATCTGTATAACCACTAATGCCAGTTAGGTCTAGAGTAATGGACGAGGTAGAAGAAGAAACAGTTACCGTTCTAAGTTCATCATAAGTATTTGTTGACATATTATCTTACTCCATAAACATCTAGTTTAGTTCCTGCGTTAAAATATCCAGAACCAGCTGTTAGCGATAATGAACTTACAGGGTTTAGCGAGCGCCAGTTACCGCCCCATATCTGTACATATCCAGTTCCATTTGCTTCTGTTCCAGCAAGTGTAAAAAATGTCTTATGTTTAGAATTGCTACTATAGTCGATGATATCGATAATAGAAGAGTTTGGATAGGCAGTATTAAAGTTATAACCTATATAAGAAAAAGTTCCGCTGCTCGCGCCATTTGCAACCGCTGATGAGCCAGTGCTAAATGATTGATGCCAAGAATAATTAGCGCCAGAATCTGGACCAGAACCATCTCCAAGTCGCAAGTACATATTATTTACTTCAGTGCAATTCATTGTTGCCCTGACTTGTAAATGCTTGTATCCGCTTGGAATACTATTGATTGTTATAATTTGCGTTGTGCTTCCAGATGTTACAACAGAAGCCAAAGCATCATAACCACCTTGAGGACTCCATGGGGGTGTAAGATTGCCACTAATACCAGAGGCAATAACTCCAGTTAGTATTGGGGACATTAGGCGATGTCACCCACAATGTAGAATACTGTTGCAGATTCAGCCACGACAGTGGCTGCTGAGTAACGTGCTCTCAACTTTGGAGCAGTTGCTGTTGCACCAGTAGAGTTGATAGTAACTCCTGAACCTTGAGCAAATGTAACTTGACCTGCACCCTTTTGAATAACAGTGATGCGATCGCCTGCTGCAAATACTGAAGGCGGAATTGTTACTGTGATTGCACTAGCGTTGTTGGCTGTGACCACATTGTCAGCATCGGCTAATACAAGTGTGTATGTTGTACCTGTCTGAGCAGAGATGAAGTTGCGTTGCTTGGATAGCGGGAAGCCACCAGCAGTTGAACCGTCATGTACTACTACTACTTCTTTATCTGTATCGACTGTGAGTTCTGCTAGAAGACCAGTAAAGGCTGCGTGTTGTGCCGTAGTTCCTCTACGGCGTTGGAATGCAAATGGCATTATAGTGTTCCCCAATCTGAGAGATTAGACCAAGAAGCGGTACTTCCGTTATTGGTCAAGAAATAACCGTTAACCCCTGCAGATATTGCTGGGATATATCCTGCTGCTGTAGTGGCACTTGCTGCAGCAGAAGACGCTGAAGTGGCTGCGCTAGATGCTGAGGTGGCAGCCGATGTTTGTGATGTCAATGCACTTGCTGCCGAAGTAGCAGCAGAGTTAGCACTTGTTAATGCATTGCTTGCATTTACTCCTGATGAACCAGCAGATGTAGCTGCTGATGATGCTGACGTAGCAGCAGCAGATTGTGATGCAGCAGCACTGCTTGCACTTGTCGCTGCGTTGGTTGCAGATACACCAGCAGATCCTGCACTTGTTGCTGCACTAGATGCACTAGTGGCAGCAGATGCTTGTGATGTTGCAGCACTAGAAGCGGAAGTTGCAGCCTGTGCTGCTGAAGTTACTGCCGTTGCTGCTGACGTGGTAGCAGTCGCTGCTGATGCAGATGCTGTTGAAGCAGAAGCAGCAGCAGATGAAGAAGAAGTTGCTGCGGATGAAGCACTAATTGCAGCAGATGCTGCTGACGCATTTACGTTGGCTTCAACAGATGATAATGAAATCCATGTTCCAGTTGAGTTATCGGCAGATGTAATATCTCCCATATCTCGGACAAGACCTGATGCAACTTGACCAGCAACTGATGAGGCAGAACCAGCAGCAGATGATGCTGATGTTCCAGCAGATGTAGCACTAGTTGATGCAGCGTTAGCTGATGCAAGAGCAGCCGACGCCGATGCTGCTGCGCTAGTAGCACTAGTAGCAGCGGATGTAGCAGAAGTAGCAGCCGAAGTAGCAAATGTTGCTGCACTTGATTGAGATGTATTTGCTGCGGTTGCAGATGCAGCAGATGATGTGGCACTTGTCGCTGCTGCTGTAGCACTGGCTGCTGCCGAAGATGCTGAGGTTGCAGCACTAGAAGAACTTGTTCCAGCATTAGTTGCAGCAGTAGATGCACTAGATGCAGAGGTTGCTGCAGAGGTTGCTGAAGTAGCAGCACTGGCTGCACTAGTTGCTGCAGCAGTTGCACTGCTTGCAGCAGCGGTAGCAGATCCTGCAATACCAGTTACGTATGCCAAGTTGGCTGCATCACCAGATGTGGTTGGTGTTGCTACGTTTGTAATCTTGTAGTTGTTAGCGTTGATAATTCCAGCAGCGGTGATGATTGCTGCAGATAAAGTCTTTGTTCCACTCAGAGTTTGTGCGCCACCTGTGCCGACAACATCGCCAGTTACTCCGTGTACGTTTGTGGTTGTAACTTCGTGTTGGCGAGACTCGGTAAAGTCTCGAGCCGATACACCGTGTTCAACGTTAGCACCAAAGGCGTGTGCCTTAGCACCTGATGAGTCAATGTTACGAGTGATCTGGTAGGCAGAACCTACCAGACTGGTAACTTCAACTACTTCTTCATTCGCTGTATCCTTTTCAAGAATGAGTGTGTAGGGATACTGTGCTGGAAGATTGCTTGCAGCAGCAAGCGTAAGGCTTGTTGCTGACGAACTGATCGATGCAGCAAGGGTTGTCTTGGCTGCATTCGAACTATAGTAACGTGCTGGATTTGACATTCATCACCTCTGGTACTGGATTGTGTTGAGGAAGTTGGCTTGCGCCTTTGCAGTTTCTTCTGCTAGTCGTACTGAGTAAAGCTGGAAAAGATATTTAGCAGCAGTAGTAGATGCACCAGCAGATACTGGTTGATCTAATGCGTCTGCTGAAACAGATGTGGCAATTACCTTGCCTGGGTCTACTGTTGAAAGCAAGCGATACATAGCACCAAAGCGAACAACATCTTCGCATGAGTTTGGCAATCCACTAACGGTCAATTGCTGGTTGTCTGTAATCGTTGTAGGAAATGCTGTGTATTGAACGTTAACACGAGCACCAGCCATAGGTGCTTCGTTGAGAACAATGGCTTGACCGTACGTATTGGTATCTTCATCATAGTAGTTCGTGTCAATACGCCATCTTTTAATAAGAGCCCATACACCAGTTGAATCTGGTAGTTCCCAGGAAACTCCAGTGATATCTTCCAATTCGCTTGGCAATGAGTATGCATATTGAGAACCTGTAAAATCAAAATTTGTTTGTTTAATAACAGGGAAGTTCATTCCCTTAATTGTTTCAAGAATTGCTCGCTTGACTTGAGTCCTTGGAAATAAAGGATTATTTTTTATGACAGAACCAGATACGTGGCTAGTTGCTGTAGTTCCACGCCATCCACGACCAACAGTATTAGCTGCAGTTCCAAGGATTTGAAGAGTACCGCTTGCTGCAATAGACTTCTTTACATATAAAAGTTCATCATCAATCTCAACAATACCTTTGCTGATAGCAGAGGCATCATCTACTGCAATAGATAAGTCATTGGCAGCAACAACGTTTAGGGCAATCGTGACTGATTCCTGGTTGCGAACATAACCATTTATCTCACCAAGCGTTTGTTCTGTTAATTCGTTTAACGTAGCCATTATGCTTGTAACGCCTTTCCTGCCTTATCAGACATACGGACAGCTTTATTAATATCTTTCATCTGTGTTGATGCTGGCTGAATGCCAGCCTTCCTTGCATTTCTATACGCATCAAGTTCTTTGTTTGCAAGCTTGTTTGCTGCATTAGCCAAAGGATCTGTAATACTAAAGTTGGCAGCCCTGGCACATTCACCCCAGTTGGCATGGTCTTGTGTCTTGCAACCTGATCTACAGTTACTCATTGAAAATGTAATCTCCATATCCTGCTGCCGTTAGTTCTGCTGCCTCTGCATCTGTTATGACATTGTCATAACCACCGCGTAATACGCGGTCATATGTTTTTAAGTCTGGGTCATATGGAACAACCATTGTTTTCCAAACGCCATTGACTTTAGCCACTGTCTTACCAATAGGGTAAGACACAAACCAAAGGTCGTACTCACGACCAGGTCTGTATTTATATGTTGGTCCACGAAATATCTTTGGCATTACCACTTCACCTTGTCTGCCCAGTAGGCTGCTGACATAACACCTTTAGATATATTCTTTGAATGTCTAGCCTTAAATGATTGACGTCGCTGACGATACTTCTTTGTTTCACCAGATTTCTGTGGTGAACCAGAGACACCTTGCTGACCAAAACGAATAGTCTTTACTTGTGAGCCAGATTTGGCTACAACAACGTGAGACTTCTTAGGATGTGAAGGCGTTGCCTTCGGCTTGTTAAAGCCAGATACGCCTGCTCGCTTTAGTCTTGGGTCCATTTACTTCTTCTTTGCTGCTCTCATGTTGTCAACTAGGTTTGGATATGGTCGTCCAGCAGCTTTGGCTGCAGCCTTAGCACTTGCCTTTTGGGCAGATGTCAAAGGCTTAGAAACTTTCTTTGGGTTTGGTTTATCCCAAACTTGTTTCTTCTTTGGCATTACTTCTTCTTTGCCTTCTTAACAGTAGGTTTCTTAACAGCCATCTTCTTTCCAGTCTTCATTGCTTCCATCTTTGCCATTGCCATACCCTTTGGGGTGTATGCAAATTCTTTCTTTCCAACTTTAGGCATCTTCGTCCTCTTCTTCGTAATCATCCATGTCATTCATTGACATTGGTGCGGGAAATTCCCACTCTGGTAATTGGCGTAGCAATAAATCCCAAGCTTCACCATCTGTAAAACCAGCGTCAATAAACGCCTTGTACATTTCATGTGCTTCGAAAGCGTATGCTTGAAGCGGTGTGATTAGGTTTAGTTCTTCGCTCATAGTTTCCTTAAAGTAGGAAGGGGCAGTTGCCTGCCCCTTCCCGCCAAATTAAGATGCGATGCTTGACTTGGTCTTGATAACGTAACGTGCTTCTGTACGGAAGACGTTCCATCCAAGTAGACCCTTCCAACCCGCTGGGCGGAAGCGCATCAACTTATCTGTAACTGGACCGATAACAGTCTTTGGCTCGTATGAGACAGCCTCGAGAAGAGCCTGCTTTCCAAGAAGAACTGTTGCGTATACCTTTGATGTACCAGAACCTGAGATAGATTCTGCACGAGGTGTCTCGATGTAGCGAACCTGATCGAAGATACCGATCTCGCCTGACCAAAGGTTACCTACACCTGCTTCGGTGTATGTGTGTGGGAGCTGCCATACAGCAGATCCTGATGTCTGTGCTTCAGAACGAAGATCGTATGAAACATCTGGGTGGATTAGTGCAGTGTATAGACCGCCTTCGCGTGTCTGTACGTTTGCTCCACGTAGCTTTGCTACACCACGGCGAGCAAGTGCTGCTGTGAAGTTAGCTGCTGAAGTTGAAGATGAAACATCTTGTCCGTTGAGTGTTGACTCATCGGCTGATGATGTTCCTGTGAAGCGACCTGTTGCTAGTGATGTCAACTTGCTCCATACTAGTGAATCAAGTGAGTCACGCATGTTGAATGACAACATGTCTGCAACTGCTGGGTCGATTGCTGAAAGAGACTCAAGAGCAAGACGCTCAGTTGTGATTACAGCGTTACCGTATTCGTTAACAGTAACGTTAACCTTGTTGGTGTTGCTGAGCTCTACTGCATCTGGATCTTGTGTCTGTGTTAGTGCTGATGTAGCACGTGATAGGTCTGTGTAGACCTGGAATACGACAGTGTTACCTGGGTTTGTTACATCGACAGGACGCTTGTCCGCAAACTTGCGGAACATTGGTTCTGAACGAAGGTTAAACTCAATGTACTTGTCATACGCCGTCTGAATCAAGTTCGACATCGTTGATGTCGTCGTTGACGTAGCTGGTGTTGTTGGCACGTTTAATTCCTTCTATTAGGGTTGATTGGATTGTTATCGCTTTAAGAAGTTAGTGAGTTCTTCAACCGAACTAGCGTTGCTAATTAACGAATGAATATCACGACCCACGTTTGGATCGATATCACCATCTTCAAAACTCGACATTTGCTCAAACGCTTGAGCGTCAGGGTCTTCCGACTCTGATTCATCAACGGCAGTAATGCCAAAGGCATCGCCGTATTCATTTAACCATTCTGCTACTGCATCCTCGTCGGCTTCAATATCCGATGGAATAAATGCTGCGATTCTTGGATTAAGCCCAAAGCTTTCTAAAACTTCCCCGATTGCTGCTTCGTGACTGTAGGTCTGATACTCCTCAAGCTGTGAATCTCTTTCCTTAAGTTGCTTGGAAAGCTGATCTACCTGCTTGCGTAGTTTCTTTACTAAGTCAGTACCAGTGTAATCGTCGTCGTCTTCGAACGTTTCGTACTCGTTGTATTCTGCCATTGCTTTTTCTCCCTATTAGTTGTTGGACCCTCATCGGGTTTGCACCACACGTACTCCTCACAAGGGGAAGTGATTCATAGACGTGATGACTGCCAGACTTATACACATCACCAGGGCTGGTCGATCTGGGATGGAACCTAGTTATACGTCAGCTTTTTTAGCACGACGTCCAAGAGACGTCGTATCAATTGCTGACTTCTGTGCAAACATTGCACGTTCCTTGGAAGCAAGTTGCTTCTTCTTCATGGTGACTTCAGTGCCACCAGCAAGAGCAAGGTCTTCGCGGGCAAGGTCTTGTTCACCAGCCTGCTCACCGTACAGACTCATGAGTCTGCGGTAATCGGCTTGGTTAGTTGCTGCAGTTTGGAATGCACTTTCTGCCTGAGCACCCTTACCAGACTTATAGATTTCTTCTGCAAATGCTTTGTCAGACATTTGACCAGCACGTAATGCAGCACCACCGATTTCAGCAGCACCATACATTTGCTGTGCTTCTGCTGTGGTATATCTAAACTTAGAGTTAATAATGTCAAATGCTTTTTCGCTATCAAGAAGATAGGCAGCCATCTCGCCTTCGGACATGCCGTAGAAATCTTTAAGAGATTTCTTAATTGACTGGTCTGCATTCTGCAGTGCATTGCGGGCAATGTTGACGCGGTCTGTTAGTTCTGCTGCGCTAACAGAGTTTTCGATAAGACGACGGAAGTCGTCTTGTGTATCGTAGAATCCACTTGGTAAACCAGCTTCTGACAAGATTGTTCTATAGCCCTTTTCAGCTTGGATATATTCGAAAGGTGTTAATAGTTTATCTCCAGGACGACCCTTGCCATCTTTCATACGCTGAGCAATTGTTTCATTGGCAGCAAAGCGAGTCTTATACGCCTCGCTATCATAGATACTATTCATGACCTGCGCTTCGGTAGGCATAATGTTATCTTCGTAGACTTTATCAATGGATGCCATTAGTGAATCCAAGAAACCTTTACCAAGACCAGTGTTCTCAAACATCTTCATGACAGAGTCACGAGCACCAAAGTCTGTATATGAATCAACCATCTGACCGATAGTTCCATCAGACATAACTTGGTAAACTTCTACAACTCCACCAGTTTTACGTACAGTCTTTTCGTATGCAACGGTTGGCTTAGCTGGTCTAGCCATTGCTGTTTGCATATCAGCAATCTGCTTAAGAAGATCAGCAATCTGTGAATCAACTGCAGCAGTTGCTGCAGTTACTGGATTAACAGGTGCGCTAGTATTATAAGATGTACTAAATGTAGAAGTCGCTGTGCTAGTAGCAGTTGAAGTTGCAGTGCTGGTAGCTGTGCTTGTCGCAGTACTAGTTGCCGTAGATGTAGCAGTACTTGTAGCGGTAGATGTAGCAGTCGCTGTAGCAGTTGATGTCTGCATTGAAGCTTCTTCTCCTTGGCGGAAACGCCCAGGATTAAAGTTGCTAAGATCTGGAGCAGGCTTGGCTGGCTCTGTGTAAATTTTAGTACCAGACCAGATCATTGCTCCGTCTTTGTACTTTGCATTATTGTCAATCGTTGGGTTAATAGCCAAGAGTTCCTTGACTGTCATGCCATTGTCTTTAGCAATTTGAGAGAACGTATCTCCCTTTTTTACTGTAACAAACTCACGAGGTGTAGATGTTGGTATGCCGACAGAAGCAGCAGCAGCTGCTGCTTCTCTAGCTGCTGCAATCTTTGATTGTTCGTCAACTATTGTTTGAAAAGAACTTGACCATTCGTCGCGTGGCATCTATTTACCCCAAGAATCCAAAGTCGCGGAGGATAGTATTTGCAATACCTGTCTTCTCCTCTTTTGCTGTGCTTGTAAAATCAAAGTTTCCAGAACGTCGAGCCATCTTCTTAACATCATAAAGATTCATGGTCGAAATATTTCCTTTTTCATCTGTGTAGTTAAGTGCTCGTTGAACAAATTTATCGTTAAGATCAATTGAGTTTGGATCTACTTCCCATGTATTTGCAATAGCATTAATCCATGGATCTGCTGCAGCACGTAGTGTTTGACCCTGTGAAAGTTGGTTAGCTAGACCAGGGAACATAGACATTGCTTGCTTCTGGAAGTCATTATCAATATCTTCTGCATTCAAAGTTCCAGCAATAAGACCACGCATGGTAGTTTCAAACCAACCCTCGAACCGTGAGTTAGACATACTGGATGGAAATCCATAATCCCATGCTCGCTTGTAAAGCTCGTTGGCTACAGTCTCTAACTTTCCAGTCATGTTATAGATTGTCTTGTCGCCAATAACGCTCTTCTTGCTAAAGTCGATTGAGTTAGCCATAATCTTATTAAGGAACTCTTGGTCATAACGAATAACTTTTCCAGATGAATCAATGATTGCTGACTGCATCATCTGTTGTGCGTATTCAATAGCCTGTGCTGCGGTAATCTTGATACCGTTACCCATGAACTGCTTAACAATATTGCTTGCATTTAGCTGCAAGTCTGCAGCAAACTGACCTGGGTTAGTTTCTTTTGCAAAAACAAATGCACGTTGCTTATCTGTCTGGTTCTTATACCAAAGAGTTCCTTGAATCATCTGAGTCATGAGTGCCTCAGATGTAATCCCTTGACTTAGAATCTGATCGAGCACAGCTTTAAGGCTTGCATCTGCTCCGATAATTCCAGCAGCAATACCAAACTTTGCCTGCAATGTAGCCATGTCAAGCTTGTCAACATTGGTAAGGGCTTGTGTTGATGTAGCCGTACTAGTTCCAGTATTGGTTCCAGTATTATTACCAGTATTGGTTGCGTTATTAACCGCTGTATCTAATCCAGTAGACGCACTTGCTGTTGTAGGAAGTGTAAGAACAGTACCGCTAAAGATTGTTTTTCCACCGTTATACTTTGGATTGCTGGTTAACATTGGGTTAGCAGCAATTAACTTTGCTGTAGTTGTACCGTTGGCAGCAGCAATCTTGCTAAGTGTGTCGCCAGACTTAACCGTATACTTATCTGCCATCGCTGACTACCTCTCCAATTGCATTAGGGTCTTTGAGTAACTTCTCAACAAGACCTAAGAATGTGTTGGCTGCAAATGATTCTGCATAATCTGGACGAGACATTGCAAAGTTACGAGCAAACATTGTTGGATCAAAGCCAGTGCTTTGAGTTCCAGTTGTAATAGACTTACCACGTGGAAATTCTTTTGTAGGCTTTTGGGCATCTGTAGTGCCTTCTGCAACAGAAGGTTCTTTCTTGGCAGCAGCATTAAGACCCTGTGTGTACATGTCAATTTCTGCTTGTGTTGCTCTGCGACCAAGTCTACGTTCCATCTCATCGCTGATCTGTTGAGCAGCAGATGAGCCACTGTACTTAGTTGTGGTTGTTGTCTTGTTGTAAGACTTTCCATAGACTGGACCCTTGTCCCCATCACCACGGAAGTCTTCTGGGTCAAGTGACTCTAGGTAATTGAATGGGTCACCATTGTTTGTACCAGTTGTTTGTGTCCAGTCAACTGCTTTGTTCCAGATGGACTGAAGAGTCTTTTTATCTGTTGGTAAACCAAGTCTACCAACGTTTGACTTAAAAGAATTATATGCATTCTTATATGCAGGGTTAGTAGATGCAAATGTAAACCATTGCTTTGCATCGACTGGGTCGATGCCAACAATGTCCAAGAATTGGATAGGAAGAATTCCTTGTTGAGCGTTGTACTGTGATGTTCCGTATCCGCCACTGTAGCTATCTGTAACAGGTCTTCCGTTAATAATTCGATTGCCACCATTTGCTGGTGTTTTATCAAAGATAGCAGGACGCTTATCTACTCCGTCTGGAATTCCGTCTTGGTCAAAATCAGCCATTAGTATCTACCAGTAACCCTTCATCTAACTCAGGCATGTTTGCCATCCAACGAGATGCAAACGCTGCAAATTCTTCTGATGCGTGTTGTAGGTAGTCATAATGGAATTGGTCAAACCGTGCTTTTTTATCACGTTTTGCTGCTGCAGATAACATAGGAGTTTTCATCTCATTATGGAATCTTTCTGCATTCTCAATCCAGTAAGCAATCTCTTGCCACTTATAACTACCAGTTCCGTCAGCGTGTTCTCTCCACTTTGCATCTCCAGCAATTTCTTTCATAGCTGGGAATGTCATTGTCCAGAAATCTTTACGTTCGCCACTGCGTATCTTTGCAAATCCTGGAAGCGTGTCATAAAGATCTTGAACCATACGGTTATACTCTTGCTTGATTCCAAGAGTTTCGTATCGCTTAGCAGATGTAGAAGTGACTCCGTATTGCATCATCATTGAGGTTCTGTACATCTCAGCCTTCTGAAGTTCGGCATAGCCAATCTTAGAAATAACCTGATCTTGTAGTTCTTCCTGAGTCTTTAATGATGAAATCTGGTCAATGCTTCCTGGGTATTTCATTCGCCTGTAGATTGCTGCAATTGCAGTGTTGTACTCAGAAGATATATCTCCGTATCCAGATGAAAGCATCTCTGCATACTTTGTACCGTTAGGAGCAATACGCTTAAGAAGATCTGGATTTTTTCTTAAAACTGCAATATCTTTTTCTGTTGCAGCCAGACCAGCAATATTCTTTCTATTTGAACCAACCATTGCAAGGGAATCAATTCCCCAGTCTTCAATCATTCTTCCATCTGCCTTGGCACGGTCACCGTTGTACATGTCAAGCAAGTCACCGTAGTACTGCGTAGCAGCACGTGTTACTGGATCAAAGCTTGTTGCAATTGGTAACGTGAACTGAGTAACGGCACGAATAAATGCCATGTTTCCAGCTGCCTTAACAGAGTTATCAAACGTTGGCATTGCGCCAAGGCGACCATTCTTTTCCCACTCTGCCATTGCTACACGCCAGTTGGTATACGCTTCATCAAGAAAGCGGTCGGTTTGGAAACCAGTTGCAGCAAGAAGTGATTCCATGTAACTTGGAACAATTGCATTCTTGGCTGTAGCCATGATGTCTTGAAGACGATTGCCTTTTGCGCTTCCTTCTGCTGGGTATCCACCGTAGAGGACACTGCTTTCAAAGAAGTCATCACCTAAGAACTCACGAAGATTCTTTTCAATCTCTTCGCCGTAAACTCCCCAAGTCTGTGACTCAAAGATTCCGTTCTTAATTACATCTGAAACTAGAACTCCAGCAAACCATGATACTGAGGGATCGGCAAGCATGAACTCCATCTGCTTTGGATTCCATCGTAAACCGCCACCACGTGGATCGTTATATGATCTTAACGCATCCTTTGGACGAAGAACTTCTTTACCAAATATCTTTACACTATCTGGAAGCTTGTTGCCAAGTGGCAACGGCATACTTACCTTAAGCACTGCTCCTGGTGGAGCATCTGCTGCAGACTTATATGTGTTGCCGTCTTCATCTTCATACTGTTCGTAGTTATCAAAAGCGTTAGCAATACTGTTGTACCAGTATGCGTTCATTGGGTTCTTAGCCATAAGTCGCAACGCGACTGCCTGGCTATTAAAGAATGCTAGAGGGAATGACATTGCAAATCGTGCAAGATAGATTCCATTGGTCATACGGCGAGCAGAGTAAAGAGTTTGTTCTACTCGCTCTAGCGCAGTACGGTAAGCAGCCTGACGAATCTGATGGTTAACGACAGCATCTGTTGGATCAAACCCAGCAAGACGTGCAGAACGAACCATTGATGTCATTTCATCTCTGGTGTACTGTAAGAACAATGGAGTTCTAACAAGCTTTGTTTCTGCATCAGAAAGGATTTTCCATCCAGTCTGAACTGCTCCACCGATTACGGCTGTTGCACCTTCGTACCAGTTAAGATCTCCGAGCGCAACGTTTGGTCCGCTAATTTCTTCTGGCAGATCTAGTCTGCCAGACATTAGGGTTTCCATTTCCTTTACGGTTACTGGTCGCTCAAGAATTAATCGACGAACTTCTGGATCTGGATAAAGAGTACGCAAGTATGTACGTGTAGTTGTAATCCAGTTGAGCAAATCCTCATCTGTTACATCTACTCCATCATTACGAAGTTGCTGAGAGATTCGGAATGTATATTCTTTTCCAGTATCGCCAGTCTTTAACCACTTAAAGATTTGTGAGTCAGACATTGTGTCGTCCATCATCATGCCTAGTGGCATGTCAAGTTCTTGACGCACTTCACGGTTAGCGCGGTGGGCTAAAGCATTCCAATACGCCTTGCCACCAGTATCTCTACGGATCTTTACAAATGTACGACCACGAGAAAGTACGCGCTTGCTAAATTGTGTCTGCATTGCTGTAGCAAGATAGCTTTGTGCTGTATCAATTTCAGACATGTATGGCAATGCGCCACGAACTGATGGATCAGCAAGACCTTGAATATTATATTCTTTGCCATCTACAACTAGAACGTCACTATCCTGACCAATGCGCTTAAGATCTGCTTTGTTACCACGTTCGATAACAGCCTTCTTAATTGTATTGCGGTATGACTCAATCGTATTGGCTACTGCCCTTACGTTTGCAGAATGAATGTCGTATACATCCTGAGCATCATCGTAAATCTTGCGAGCTTGGATTAGTTCATAATCCGCATCAAACATCTTAGCTTCTGCTGCTACTTTGTTAGCTTTGGTTGCTTTATTAGCTGCTGCCTGTGCTCGTTTAGCTGCAGCCTCTGCTTTACGCAGAGCATCTCCTGCTTCTTTAAGTAATTCTTCAGCATTCTTTTGGAGAGGAAGGTTAGTATTAAGATCTCCCTTAAGGAGATCAATCTTCTTCATAGTTTCTTTTTCAAGACGTCTTGCTTTTTGACCAGGCATTCCTGGAACCCAGCGAGATGCACGTTCTAAACGAAGACCAGTGTTATAAACAATATTCTTCATACCTGGCATCGCCTGGTTAAGACCAGCGATTGTCTCAGTTGCCATACTTGCTCTCATAAATGGATCAACCATTGAGTTCTTTGGTATGTATGCAAGACGAAGAAGGTTAAGATTGCTAAACACCATGTTGGCTGTGTCAAGGATTGCACCAACGCCCATGCCAGCGTAGAAACCTACGGCTCCTGCTACCTGACCTGTGCTAACTGGTGCTCTTCCACCAGCAAGACGCTTGGTATTCAAAATGATTTGTGCTTCAAGGCGACCAAAGTCAAGCATTGGCAGCGTTGCTGCCTCAGTTGCTTGAGAGATGATGCCATCGTCAATTAAATTTAGTGTTCCATCTTCAGATGGAATGATTTTGTTTGCAACAAGGTAGTCTTGTACGTTAGCACGACGCTCTGCTGTTGAGTTGTGCCATCTTTTAATCTCTTCAAGTACAGCCTTGTCGGTATCTAGACCACCGATTGTACGTACGCCGTAGATCTTAGCCATTTGAAGCATAACGTTGCGTTCAATCATGCCTAATGCTTTAGCTCGACCAGTATCAGTCAACTCAGACATGAATAATTCAACTTGCTGGTTCTTAAACTCACGACCTTCTGGTGTGTTTAGTCCCTTAATACGGTTAAGGTCTGAACGTAAGTCGTTTGCTGCCTCAAGTTTACGTGGGTTAGACACGTTGATGTAGCCTTGAGGTGTTCCATCTCCTAAGTATGAGATTAAACGTACAGCTCTTTCGTATGGAGATGACTGATAGACAGCAGTTTTCCATGCGCTATTACCATCAGTACCGAAAATCTTAAGATCTCCTGTACGAGCAGCGTCAACAATCTTAGCTTTTGTTAACTGCATCTTCTCGTACCCAGCAAACTTACCTGGAGCGTAACGCTCAACAATGTTTGCCTTGGTTAACTTAGAATTCCAGTCATCAAGTGCTGCTGCAAAGTTCTTATCGGTCTTCTTGAGACCGTCAATAACTGCTTGGTATCGTGATCCAAACTTTTTGTCAAGAACTGCGATACTCATATCAGAAAAATTAGTTGTTGGTGTTAGATCGCTAAGACCAAAGTCATCAAGGTGGTCTGCTAGCAGTGCTTGGTTCGTAAAGAAACGGTTATAAGCAGCAGCATCACCACGTTGTGCAAGCAAAAAGTCTGCAACATCTCTGTGGTTATCCAACCTTGATACAATTGTTGCTGTATTGGTTGGGTTTTTTGTGTTAAGAACAAGAGGATTGGTTGAAAGTTCAGAGATATTTTTGCCTTGGACTAGGTCATCAAGGTATATGGCTGCTCCATTAGGAGCAGCACCTGTCTTTGTTGTACCCCAAGTAACTGCATCTTCAAGTCGTGCTGTAAACGCAGCCATATCTGCTGCGGTTACAATCTCAGAAGGACCAACTACAGCATTCTTTGCTGACTTAACTCCAATACTTGCTGCCTTAGTCCCTGTCGCAGCAATAGCAATGTCTGTCATACCTGATGCAAAGATTCCAATCCATTCATTTTTGAATGCTTGGTTTCTTTGCTTGTCATTAAAGACATCAAAGTTTTCTTTAGCAAATGTTGGTGTAATTGATTCTGGAAGTGCAGCAGCAACTAGTGGTCCTGCAATTGTAGCACCAGCTTGTCCCATAGAAATATCTTTAGATTTCTTTTTAGCAAATCTAAAAGACTCTACTGGGTTTAATCCTTTTGTTGCCATTGCTTGTGGCGTCAACAGCGTAGTTGAGATTCCCTGAGTAATTGGCTGGATAACTTTGTTGATACCCTGCATTACACCCATGCCTAGGTTGGTAGCATTACGTGTAAAAAAGTTTCCAGACTCTTGACCCTGTTGAATCTTGTTGGCAATGAAGCCACCAACTGATTCCTCAACTTTACCGACACGTGTGTTAGCACCAGCACCTCTTTGCTGCTGGATAAATGTTTCTACCTTAGAAGGATTGAGAGGTTTAGGTTGGTTAGGTGTTGTCCAACCGCTACGATCTGCTACAAAACCATTAGGAGTATCAGCCATTTACTGTCGCCTCCCCTTTTGCAGTCAATTCTTCTAACAGTGTTATACGGTCAGCGTCAGACTCAAAGGGAAAGCGAGCTAAATCCCACGCAACAGGCGCAAGATCAAAGCCAAGATACTCAAGGTTCTCCTCGAATCTCTTTATTACTTTCATTCAGCCTGACTCCGTAGGTATTTAATAAATGCTTTTGTTGTTCCAGAAGATTCTGGTGAATCAGCAAACTTTTCAAACATCGGCATATACTTTGCCAATACTGAAAGATCTTGCAGTTGTTCATCTACTGGTGTTTTAAGTCCTAGTATTTCGCTGCCTGGTCCTGGACCAGCGTCCACACCTGCAGTAACAGGTTCGCTTGGGCGGTTTGTTGGCGCACTTAATGGAATGACATTAGCCATTGGATTAGAAGCCTTTGCCATTGGTGCTCCAGCCTGATCGGCTTGGAATTGTTGCTGTTCACCATATGCTGCGTTAGGCATCTTACGTGCTGCTTGTCCAGCTGGTTTAGGTGGCAAGTCAGTCCGTTTTGATTGGCGTCCTGGTCCTGATACTGCGCCAGGGTTCATCATCGACATGTGTCACCTATTTCTTAGTTGGAAGTTTTACCTTTGTGCCAGACCAGATCATGCTGCCACCCTTGTATTTAGACTTCTTGTCAGCAATCTTTGGATTTGCTGCAAGTACTTCAGATAGCTTTACGCCAGAAGACTTTGCAATACCTGATAGCGTGTCACCCTTCTTAACTGTGTAAGAAGTAGTTGATCCACCTGCGTTAACTTGAACGTTAGGACCAAGCTTTAGACCTTTACCGCCACCCTTTGGATACTGTCCTGCTGGACGCTGTGGTCGTGTAGTAGATGCTGGTGTTCCTGCTGTTCTTTGTCCGCCACCTGTAGGGATCTTGTCAATTGCGTAGAATCCTGCTGCTGCAAGACCTACCTTCTTTACCTTGCCCTTTACTCCAGCCTTGGCTGCTTTTTCTGCCTTAGCAACGTTAGCTGCTTTACGTGCAGTATTTGCTGCTGAAACTTTCTTACCTGCTTCTGCAGTCTTTACTGCTTTAGCGACCTTTGCTGTTTTAGTTCCAGCAAGAGCACCCTTAACAAGAGCACCTGCCTTAAGGAACTTACCTGGACCTACAATCATTGCTGCTGTCTTAGCAACCTTACCTGCTGGTGAGTTAAGAACCTTACCAATTGTAGAAACATTTTTTGTTGCAGTTGCTGCTTTAGCAGCTGGCTTAGCAGTATCTTTAGCTTTAGCAACTTTCTTCTGAAGTGCCTTAAGGTTATCTGACTTAGGTGCTGCTGTTGCCTTTGGCTTCTGTCCTGGCAATGTATCCATTGCCTTCTTTACCTGAACCTTTACTTCTGCTTTAGGCATTGTTGGTGCTGCTGCAGGCTTAGTGCCTTTCCAGTTCTTGCGTTCTGCTGGTGTCATCTTTGCCCATGCTGCTTTGTTAGCAGCTGAACGCTCTGCACGAGTCATGCCCTTCTTGACAGCATCAGACTTAGGTGCAGCAGGTGCTGCAGCCTTCTTAACAGCAGGCTTCTTCACCTTTGGCTTTTCTACAGCAGGTGCTGGTGCAGCTGCCTTCTTCTTAATTACTTTACCTTGTGGCTTAACTTCTGTAGCTTGAATAAAAGTACGAGTCTTATTCATGCCACCACCTTTAGGTGCAGCCTTTTTAGCTGGTTCTGCCTCACGTGGCTTACGTGCAACGCCATCTTCTTGATCCCACTTCTGCTGAAGTTGAGCTTTAGCTTCACGACGATCACGAGCCATACGCTCTTGAGGAGTTTCAGTTGGCTTAACTTGAATCTTATTACCGCGATCATCGGTAATGTAATTACCTTTAGCTTCTTTTTTTATTTCGCTTAATACTTCTTTGTCATCTGCTGAAATGCGAAGTGTGCGATCTTTTAGTCCTGCTTGACTCTTTCCAGAAAAGGCTTGCTTGGCAGCAGACTTAGCGTCTTTACGTGCCTGCTTGAACTTTCTTGGCTTTGTCGGCTTCTTTGCTGCCATTGTTATCCTTTACTTAAAAGTTGTTAAGATTTACTTAAGCTTGTTTGAGTTGCCTTTTGTACCCTTTGGGGTAACGCCTTGCTTAACCATGCCTGCACCAACGGACTTACCGCCGTTCTTCTTACCTGCGTGACCTGGGTGTACTGGAGCCTTTGCTGGCTTTCCTTGCTTTCCGAACATTTATTTCTCCTTAGTTATGCTGGGATTTGACGAGTTACTCTCGCTGCTAGATTTGGATTTCCTCCACCTGTTAAACCTGCAAGCAGTTCTTGCATTGCTGGTCTACCTTGAGGAAGTTGTGGTGCTTGTCCGCCCATTCCAGGTTCAGGTGCTGCTGGTTGTTCAGGCATTCCTGGTTGTCCTGCTGGGGTTTCTGGTGCTGGTTCTGGCTTAAAAGCATTTGCTACTGCATCTTCAAGAGGGATACCCTTCTTGCGATCTGTAATAACGCTTGCCATCTTTTCTACAATCTTCATCGGATCTTGACCTTGCATTACCATTTGTGGAATTGCTGCAGCCATTTGTGATACGGACGCCTTAAGGGAATCACGCATCTCTTCGATGTCAATTGCTCGCTCTTCTTCGCCAGCATTAAGCGAGATAGGAAGGTTGCGACGCAACATTCCACGAGAGATCAACTTATCTCCACGAGCTTGTAGACCCCATACCAATGCGCGGTTAGGGTCTAAACCTGCCATGAGACCGTACTCAACGGTCACGCCATAGTTTCCGTTAATGTCGGAAGCTGGCTTGTACTTTAACTTGTAAGGAACTCCGTTAGCAGTTGCAGATACTTCACGAGTAATCTCTGGGAAGTATGCTTCATCAGTTGCGAATGCAAATGAAATTGCTTGACCGATTGCCTCACCAAGAATTGATTGGTAAATCTTTACCTGTGAGTCGTAACCTGCCATCAAAGCCTTTACGCCTTGACCAGTAACTATTGAACCTTCTGCTTGTCCTGCACGTGCTTGAGGGAAACGTGTTCCCAACTTCATTTCATCTGCTAGAACATTGTTCTCCGCAAACGCGAACTGAGGTACGTCAAGGTTGACACGACGAATCTTTTCAGGGGAGTTAGAACGGATGACTGAATCAGGACCAATGGATAGAGAAGTAACATCATTGGGAAGAGCAAGAGGAGCTTCAACAGACTTCTGAACAGCCTCCATAGTGAGGAGAGCAAGTCGCGCTTTGGCAGCGTAAACAGGTAGGACATCGTCGAATTGACCCCTGGTCTCGCCATCCAAAGAAGGGCGTTGAGCAATCGCAATTGGGACGACACCTGTCTTGTTCGGTGTTGTTGCAAGTACTAGACCTCCTCGATCTGGCAAGAACAGAACGGTCTTATCTTTATCTGTCCAACGTACAACTTGTAATAAGCTGTTGCCATCGCCACGTGTATAAGTATTTGATTGGAGAATTGCATCTGCATGCTCTGGGAAGTGAGCAGCTAGGTCTCCAGCTTTGCGGTGATATAGACGAGCGTAGGTGTTTACAACACCGAAGCGATCCATATCGTAATAAGCACCCATTGAATTTTCCACATGGATGTGTGGTCGCTTGTCCTTAAAGTTTGGTTCAACTCGTAAAGGAACAAAGCCATAGGTTGCTAACTGATCTGCGCCACGCAGTAGTTCCGTTCCAAGCCGAGATGATGCAACATAATAGTTTGCAATCTTGGTACGCTTGTCAGCTTTGGAACGCTGGTTATCATCAAGAGAAGAATCACCAGCAGCAGTAATGGTAGGAAGAACACCAACTTGTTCAGCAACATCTCGTGCAACGACATCAATGAGGTTAGCGATAATAGGACGTGACCACACGCCTTCTGGGAATAGCCCACGGAAGACTTGATCGGCATTACCCGCTCTAACCAAAGCAACCTCGCGCATGCGCTTATCGCGCTCGGAGTTTCGAGCTTTTAGTTGCTCGAATGCATTTACAAGTTCTTTCATAATGTCACAATCTCACGGCTCGCTGTTGTGCAGCGAGGTCATCTAAGTTGATGATGTACCTTGACTCGATCTCTCCACGAGGTGTGAATTGATTGTTAATAAAGTTTGGTACGTTAGTCGAGGTTAATAAAGTTTCTCGGGCTACGATCTCACAGAACCATAACGCCATCACGGCGTCCATCTTGAGCTTCTTGCCTTGTACTCCTGGTTGCCAGGTTACAAGTTGTTCGATTAGCTTTTTAACGTGTTCATTCTTCGAGCTGTCTGGTAACTCAATTAAGTTGTCATCAGCATGCTTGAAGTTGTTCATGACTCCGTCTCGCTTAGTGACGGTTCCGAACAGTGGAGCCAGAGAGGCTACGCCGAACTCTGGATCTTGTTTATTGTTTCCTGTGTAGTGTGGTCGGTATGCGACTCCACGTGTAGACAGGAAGTTACGAATCTCTTCGTCTTGTGTAAGGAAAAGCTGAAAAGCATTTGATTCCACAATGACCGTATGCGGTTTATACGCATCGGTCCATTCCTTAATAAGAGAACGAATTGCTGCAGGTGTAGGAGCTGTCATGATGTGAACATCCATGACGTAGCGTTTATGTGACCTGCGGTCAACTGCATAGGCAATAGCAGCGGTATCACCAGACATTGCTGGGTCGATACCTATAACTCTGTAAAAGTTCTCACAGTTATTAGGATGTCCTGCTGCGCCTGCAATCAAAGCCCCCGACTTTCTCATTCCGTTTACTGCGCCTCTGACGCACATCGGGTCGAAGATTGCATTCTCCGCAATATCGAGGTTCTGGTATACCAGCGACCACTTAGATGGTCCTGCCTCGTTACGGACCGCCGTTAGACGCGGTCCTGTCCATCGATCAAA